CCACGCAGTCGGTGTACTTGCACTTGATGCAGTTGTCGGTAACGACGAAGGTCATTTCTAATTCTCTCCTCAGGCGGCGGCGGCGAAACCCTTTGTGGCAGGGCTCGCGAGGTTCGGGAGCGATAGTCTGCAGGCCAGGCTAATAGCCTGCAGCATCCCAAACCGCGCGAGAGTCTACCAGCTTGCTGGCCTTAGCGTTATATCCGAGTCTTCAGTGCATATAACATTTCGAGCGCTTTTCGCGGCGTCAAGTCATCCAGGTCAAGCTTTGCCAACTCATCCAGCACCGGGTGGGGCAGGCTAGCGAACATGTCGCTCTGATGTGGCGCAGCCGGTTTGCTGGAGGCTTTGGCAGGGCTGGCGACCACGGTTTCATGGGGCAGCGCCGTGGTTTCCAGGCGGCTGAGGTGTTCGCGGGCGCGGGTGATTACGTCATTCGGCACGCCCGCCAGTTGGGCCACGGCCAGGCCGTAACTCTGGCTGGCTGGCCCCGGCAGCACGTGGTGCAGGAACACGATGCGCTCGTTGTGCTCAGTAGCGTTCAGGTGCACGTTGGCCACCAGTGGTTCGCTTTCCGGCAGCACGGTCAGCTCGAAATAGTGCGTGGCAAACAGCGTGTAGGCACGCAGATGCGCCAGGCGTTCGGCTGCCGCCCAGGCCAGGGACAGGCCGTCGAAGGTGCTGGTGCCGCGGCCCACTTCGTCCATCAGCACCAGGCTGCGTTCGGTGGCGTTATGCAGGATGTTGGCGGTTTCGCTCATTTCCACCATAAAGGTCGAACGGCCACCGGCCAGGTCGTCGCTGGAGCCGATCCGGGTGAAAATGCGGTCCACCAGGGAAAGCTCGCAACTGGCCGCCGGCACAAAGCTGCCGATATGCGCCAACAGCACGATCAATGCCGTCTGGCGCATATAGGTGGATTTACCGCCCATGTTCGGACCGGTGATCACCAGCATGCGGGTATCGTCGTCCAGCGACAGGTCGTTGGCGACGAACGGCGTGGTCAGCACCTGCTCTACGACCGGGTGGCGACCTTGCACGATGCGCATGCATGGCTCGCTGACAAAGCGCGGGCAGTTCAGGTCAAGGTTCAGCGCGCGCTCGGCCAGGTTGCTCAGCACATCCAGCTCGGCCAGGGCGGCGGCGGTATCCTGCAGCGGTGCCAACTGGCTGATCAGGTCTTCCAGCAGGTTCTCATAGAGCATCTTTTCCCGCGCCAGGGCACGGCTCTTGGCCGACAGTGCCTTGTCTTCGAACTCTTTCAGCTCTGGGGTGATAAACCGCTCGGCGCCTTTCAGTGTCTGGCGACGTTGATAGTCGATCGGCGCCGACTCGGCCTGCTTGCTCGGCAATTCGATGAAATAGCCGTGCACGCGGTTGTAGCCGACTTTCAGGTTGGCCAGGCCGGTACGGGCTTTTTCGCGGGCTTCCAGGTCAATCAGGAATTGGCCGGCGTTTTCGCTCAGGGCTTGCAGCTCGTCCAGCTCGCTGTCGTAACCGGTCTTCAGAACGCCGCCGTCACGGATGATTGCTGGCGGGTTGTCGATGATGGCTTTTTCCAGCAACGCCGCCAGTTCCGGGTAAGTACCGGCAGTGACCGCGAGCTGTTGCAGGTGCGGCGTGTCCAGTTCGGTCATCGCCGCTTGCAATTGTGGCAAGGCACCGAGGGCATCACGCAGGCGCGCCAAGTCACGCGGACGCGCGTTACGCAGGCCGATCCGTGCCAGGATGCGCTCGATATCGCCGATTTCCTTCAGCTGTGGCTGCAGCTTTTCAAAGCGATAGCCGTCCAGCAGGCACGTAATAGAAGTCTGACGCGCCTGCAGCACACTCAAGTCGCGTAGCGGACGATTCAACCAACGCGTCAGCAAGCGGCTGCCCATGGCGGTCTGGCAACGGTCGACCACTGATTGCAGAGTGTTGTCACGCCCGCCGGCCAGGTTGGTGTCCAGCTCCAGGTTGCGACGGCTCGCACCATCGAGTACCACGGTGTCGTCCAGACGCTCATGACGCAGGCTGCGCAAATGCGGCAGGGCGGTGCGCTGGGTTTCCTTGGCATAGCCCAGCAAGCAACCGGCGGCGCCGATGGCCAGGGTCAGGTTTTCGCAACCGAAGCCTTTAAGGTCTTGTACTGAGAACTGCTGGCACAGACTTTTCAGCGCCGAGTCACGCTCGAAATCCCACGGCGCACGGCGCTTGGCCCCACGGCGTTTTTCCGCCGGCAGATCCTTCGGCCAATCGTCCGGGATCAACAGCTCAACCGGGTTGATGCGCTCCAGCTCTGCCAGCAAGTTCTCCCAGCCCTTGATCTCCAGCACGCTGAAGTTGCCGCTGGTGATATCCAGCACCGACAGGCCAAACAGACGCTCATCACCCAACACCGCCGCAATCAGGTTATCGCGACGCTCATCCAGCAGCGCCTCATCACTCACCGTCCCCGGCGTAATAATGCGCACCACCTGACGTTCCACCGGCCCCTTGCTGGTGGCCGGGTCGCCGATCTGCTCACAGATCACCACCGACTCGCCCAGCTTCACCAGCTTGACCAAGTAACCTTCCAACGAATGGTAAGGAATCCCACACATCGGAATCGACTGCCCCGCCGACTGCCCACGCGCCGTCAGGGTGATATCCAGCAGCTTGGCGGCCTTCTTCGCGTCTTCGTAGAAGATCTCGTAGAAGTCGCCCATGCGGTAGAACATCAACTGATCAGGGTGCTGGTTCTTGAGGCGCCAGTACTGCTGCATCATTGGGGTGTGGGAGGACAGGTCTGAAGTGGTTTTACTCATTGGGTAGTAGGCAAATTCGTTGAAAGGAGTGGAGCAAAGGTGGGGCATTCCGCCCTGCGATTTTGCGATGGGCGCAAGGTTAACACGCGAGGTCTGCGGTTCGCAGTCCACATCACCACACTTAAAAGGGCCCAAGAAATGCATCGTTTATGCATAAATAATGCAAATTAGCATTTGCCAACCCCGAAATCTCCCGTCACTATCTGCGTTATGCAAAAACGCAACGTTTCTATCGTCTTACGCGAACTGCTGGACCGCGACCGGATCTCCCCCACGGAGCTTCACCGGCGTACCGGCGTGCCTCAATCCACGCTGTCCCGGATCCTCAGCGGCAAGATCGTTGATCCGTCGGACAAGCACATTTCCCGCATCGCCGAGTACTTCCGCGTGAGCACCGACCAACTGCGCGGGCGCGTGGCGGTGGGCGTTTCGCGGGAGGACGGGCGCGACCCGATGCATTCGGAACTCAAGGATATAAGCCTGTGGGACGATGACACCCCCGTTAATGATGACGAGGTGTCGATCCCCTTTCTGCGTGAGGTTGAATTGGCTGCTGGATCAGGAAGATTCGTCATCGAGGAAAGCGAGAAAGCCAGCCTGCGGTTCGGTAAGCGCAGCCTGCGGCATAACGGTGTGCAGTTCGACCAGGCCAAGTGCGTGACGGTACGCGGCAACAGCATGTTGCCGGTGCTGCGCGACGGCGCGACGGTCGGGGTGAATGCGGGCAAGAGTGGCATTGGTGACATCGTCGATGGTGACTTGTATGCCATCAACCACAACGGCCAGCTGCGGGTGAAACAGCTCTACCGCCTGCCTTCCGGGATTCGCCTGCGCAGTTTCAATCGCGATGAGCACCCGGATGAGGACTACAGCTTCCAGGATATCCAGGATGAGCAAATCAGTATCCTGGGTCATGTGTTCTGGTGGGGTATGTACGCCCGTTAACCTTCTTCTGTAAGACAAAGCCCGCCAACGAGCGGGCTTTTTTTCGCCTGGAAAAAACCACCAAACCCGCTGTCCACAAGGACGCAAATGCATTGGTGCATTTGCACGCTGAAAATAAATGCATTTGTGCATTGACTGTATATGCATACATGCATATTCTTCATCTCAAGCCAGCCAACAAGGTCTGGTGGAGGCGGCAAGGATGCTGCCAGTCAACACAAGGAAGTCACGCAGCACCGGCAAGGACGCCATCCAAGCGATGGCAAGGACGCCAGCAACACCGGCAAGGACGCCGACGCTCTTTAGTTTCACCGCTTAACAAACAGGCAGCGATGAACCGGCCTTAACGGTTCAGAGGGTTGGCAACTGACCCGGGTGTGCAGCGTAAAGCACCAGAAGCAGTTATCCGGCAGACAGGGATCGTGGTCGGAAAAACATCGAGGAAAGATCCGTACCGCGCCAGTCGCGCCGAAAGATCGAGTTTGGACCGCATTACTGAAAAGCCTGGGCAACCGGGCTTTTTGGAATGCCTACCTACACATGGATTTACCCAAGAGCCGGCCCCGTGCCGGTAGTGCTCAGCCAGGAGGCGTGACATGACAAACGAGCAGCAAGCGTTAGCGGAAATGCCTATCTGGCTGGTAATCGTACTGGCGCTGATCGGCGGTGTATCCGGCGAAATGTGGCGCGCCGATAAGGAGGGCGCCCGTGGTTGGTCGCTGATCCGGCGCCTGGCCCTGCGGTCCGGGGCGTGCATGGTCTGCGGGGTATCGGCATTGATGCTGTGCTACGCCGCCGGCATGTCGATCTGGACCGCTGGCGCCATTGGTTGCCTGACCGCCATGGCCGGTGCGGACGTGGCCATCGGCCTTTATGAACGCTGGGCGGCCAAGCGCATCGGGGTCAACGAGGCCCCTACCTCTCGCCCGGATCAGCAGTAATCGCTGCAAGGATGCAAGCAGATGACACTTCTCGAAAAACCTTCCCAGCTACCTGCGGCGATTGGGGACGCGCTAAAGAGCGCTTTCCCACAGCTGCACGTAGGCAATCACCAAGACTTTCCCGGAACAGGTGATAAAGCCGGCATTTTGATCAGCGTGGAGCGCAACGGTCCGGGCGTGCGCTCCCTTGCAGGGCGCAAGGCGCATGCCTTGTCGGTTTCACTCAAGGCCATGGTTGCTATCGGGTCGGCACCTTTTGATGCCTGCGACTTGGCCAGCCAATTGATGGATCTGACCCTGGATAACCGCTGGGGCCTCCCGCCTGATCAGTGCGACCTGCCTGCCGCCATTGTCGCAGCCCCTTCCGCGCCCACCAGTGCAGAAACGGACTACGACACCTGGACGGTTTCCTTCACCCAAAACCTCTACCTCGGACCATTACTGCTCGAAGATCCTACAGGCAAGCCTTTATTTGCCCGCACCTGGGAAGTCTCCGATATCAACGATCCGGATCAATATCGCCCCTTGCAGGAGTAATCCATGTTCGATGCATTGCTACGTATGCAACTGGGGCCGATTGTCGAGCGCCTGGCAGAAATGGAGGCTCAGTTGGAGGACCTGTATCGGCGCGCCGAAAGCTTCTGTCGGATTGGTGTATGCCAGGAAGTCGACGCCGCGAGTAACACCTGCAAGGTCAGTCACGGCGACTTGCTCAGCCCGGCGATCCGGTTTTTCAACCCGAGCGCTGGGGCACAAACGGAAACACGCATTCCCTCTGTCGGCGAACACTGTCTGCTGCTCAATTATGGCGGCGGGGAAGGGGGGACACAGTCCGTAGCCTTATTCGGCCTCAACAGTAGTCTCTTTCCGCCTGTTTCTAGTGTTGCATCGCTGACACGGCGTCGCCATCAGGACGGCACCCAAAGCGACTACGACGACGCCAGTCACACCTTCAACTGGGTCAACGGTCCCACCACGTTCAGCGGCTCCCGCGAGCAGGTCGACCTCAAAGTCGGTGCCGCCAGCCTGACCCTGAACGCCAAGAGCATCACCCTGCAACTCGGCGCCACCGGCGTGTTGCTGGATGCCGCCGGCGTGCATTTGAGCGGCCCGGTGGTGGATCACCAGGGCCGCGTGATCAGCAGCGCATAAGGATTTGCCATGATCGGAATCGATAGGAACACCGGGGCAGCCGTCGATGACTGGCTGCAATTCGTGCAGCGCGCCACCCGAGCGCTGACCACCCCCGTCGGCACTCGGCAGAAACGCCCGTTGTACGGTTCGTTGATCCCACAACTGCTCGGCCAGAACCTGGGCGATGACCTGTTGATCCTCGCCCAAAGCCATGCCGCCCAGGCGTTTTACAACACGCAAAACGGCATCGCCGACTTCCAACCCCAGGTCATCGTCGCCACCCGGCAGGGCGCCGGGTTGTTGCTGCGTTTTGCGGGCACCTGGAAAAACCGCCAACAAACCTTCGAGGTCGTGACATGAGCATGTTGATCCCAGGCCAGAACCAACTGGCGGAACCGGCCATCATCACGGTCGATGAGTTTGAGCCTCTGCTGGCTGAGTTCAAGGCCTTCGTCGTCGATTACGTCGCCACCCGCGCGCCGCAAAGCGCCGCCAAACTCAAGGTCAGCCTCGACAATGAGAGCGAACTGCTGACCCTGGCCCTGGAAGCGTTTTGCGTGCGTCTGCAAACCCATGAGCGCAAGTACAACGCCCGCATCAAGCAGATGCTGGCGTGGTGGGCCACCGGCAGCAACCTGGACGCACGCCTGGCCGACATGGGCCTGGAGCGTCAAGTGCTCGATCCCGGCGACCCGGCGGCGTTCCCCCCCGTGCCGCCGATTCTAGAAAGCGACGACGACGCGCGTCTGCGTTATTACCTGGCCCCCCACGCCCCGGCAGCGGGTTCGCGCATGCAGTATCGCCGTGAGGTGTTCACCCTCGGCGAGCGGCCATCGGTCAATGTGCAAAGCGCCACCCCCGGTGTGGTGACCGTCAGCTACACCTTTGACCCGGACGGCTACGCAGCCCAGGTCAAGGACGGCAACGGCCGGCGTACCGCCCCAGGCGAGGTGATGGTCACCGTGCTTTCCAGGGAGGGCGATGGCACGGCCTCCGCCGATTTGCTTGACGGCGTGCGGCGACATTTCGCACGGCCGGATGTACGACCGGAGACTGATCTGGTCAGCGTCCAAAGCGCGCAGATTCAGCGCTACAAGATTCGCGTGGTAGCCAAGATCAACTCGGGTCCAGATTCAGGACTGACCCAAGTCGCAGCGCAAAAACTGCTGCAAACCTACGCCGACTCCTGCCATCGCCTGGAAGGCCGTGTCGACCCCAGCTGGATCGACTACGCCATCCACAGCGCCGGCGCCGCGCAACTGCAGATCCTCGAACCGCTGGAGCCGATCATCAGCACGGCCTTCCAGGCTCCGTATTGCGCGGGTGTCGAGGTGGAGGTGCGTACGTTATGAGTGCGCCTAAAGCGAGCCTGTTGCCGGCCAATAGCTCCCCGCTGGAAAAAGCTCTGGACCTCGGGTTTGGCAAGCTGCTGGACCGAGTAAGTCCGCCGTTTTCGGCCTTGATGAATCCGCTGCAAACGCCCACCGCGTTTCTTCCATATCTGGCCGCCGACCGTGGCGTCAGTGAATGGGATGCTGACGCCAGTGAGGCAGAAAAACGCCTGACCGTGGCGTTGTCCTGGCAGATACAGCGCCAGGCCGGGACACCGAAGGCGCTGAGTCATGCGGTGGAGTCATTGGGTTTCACCCCCAACATTAGCGCCTGGTATCAGCAACGGCCCTTGGGCGTGCCTTACACCTTTGACGTGCAGGCGATCATCGGGCGCAGTTGGTCCAGCGGTGACCACAACCGGCTGATCCGCCGCATCAATGCCGCGCAAAGTGAACGGGACCTGGCAACGATTACCATCGTTCTCGAAACCCAAGGGCACCTTGCATTTACTCAAGTCGCACATGCTTCGCTGAGTGATGCTGAGTTGTCTCTAACCAGTGCACTACCAGAGTTGGCGTTGGCTGCTCGGCTTAACAGTGTCGGGACTACCTGTCACTACACCATTAACGACTACGACCTCAGGGCGCAGCCATGACAGATGACATTACGCGCCTGGTGCGCTTCACCTCCAAGGGTTTGGATGAAGTGCTGCAGGCGAAGAACCAAGGCTTGAAAGGTGAAATCACCCACATCGGCGCCGGTACCGGCCGCTACCACCCTGACGGCTCGGAAATAGCCTTGCGCGATGAGCGCCAGCGGGTCGCCATTGTGGATTACGAGGACCTCGGCAATCGTCAGCTCAGGATGGCTGCGCTGTTCGATGGCGAGGGTGAGTATGAAATTGGCGAGTTCGGTTTTTATCTCGCCAGTGGGACCTTGCTGGCAGTGTATTCCGTGGCTGGCAAGTTGCTGACGTATAAAGCGGCGGCGGCGCGGGTGCTGCAAAAGTTCACGCTGGATATTGCGCCGTTGCCGGCGGACAGCGTGACGATTGTGGTGGGTGACGAGAATTTGAATATCCTTATCGCTGAAGAATTGGCCGCAGTGGCGACTGCCAATATAGATAATATGGCTCGTCATCTCGGTGTTTTATTTCGCGTCATAACACTTGAGTTCAAATAGTTTTACAGGCTTGTTTAGTGATGGAGTGACGTGGTCGTGGTTCTCTGTATTGATTGAATAGTCTAAAAACGAGTTTAAGGAGTAAGTGCTTTGAGTACGGAAACGCAAATCGCTAGTTTGGTTCAGGCCTCTAACAACCTGACCAACACTGTAAATGGAAAAATCGGCGCAATCGATGCGCGCATGGATCAGGCGCGCGCAGAGTTTGATCAGTTTCGAGCGCTCAAGGATGTAGTTGGTGAGGCAGGCCAGCCTGGAACATTGCTGATGAGCGTCTTTCAGGGACTTATCTGGGGAACCGGAGCACCTTACAACGTAGGGGCAACGGGTGGGATGGTTGCTACTGACCTGGGTTCGTCGATGAATGTATACGCTCACTTCAAATTGCCTTTTTCTATTAATACGGATGATCAGATGTTTTGGCTGAATATTCGTGGCTATAGCTATGGCAGCTCTTTGGTGATGGACGAGACGTTCGCCGGCTATGTCTATGCACCGCAGCGAGCCGTCATTAATCAATCGTGCTTTGGTAAGTTCGATCCAAGCATTTATGCAGATTCGGCGGGTAATGCTGTTTGCCGGATCAAGATTCCCAATGTGTATGTGACGTCGCTGAGGATTGATACGATGCAGATTGGTCGCTATCGGTCGATTAAGCTTGGGGACATTCAATCAAAACTTTCTCTTTCGCCAACGGTGGTTTTTTAAATGAGTGAGATGTCTATGGACGTTGTTCCGTCCCTTGTTCTTAATAAGGAAGGTTTGGAGTTTTTGCAGTGGTCGTCTATTCGTGTTCGCCGCGATCAGCTGTTGCGTGAGTCCGATCATACTCAAGTTCAGGACAGCCCATTGAATGAGGGGCAGCGTGCTCAAGCTGCGGCATACCGCAAATTGTTGCGAGATGTCCCGCAAGATGTTGGAGACCCTTTCACCGTTGTATGGCCAGAAAAGCCGGGGTTCCTCAAATAATCGATATGCCGCGAAAGCGGTTTTTTTTCGCCTTCCCAAAGCCCCTCCCGCAGGGGCTTTGGCGTTTTCCACCCGGAGATTTCCCCTCATGCAAAACCGCCAAATCTACACCGTCCTCATCCCATTCCCCACCGGGGGCGGCCATTGGTCCACCGTCGGCGAAGAACTAAACCTGCTGGACGTCGAAGCATCCGCCCTGCGCACCGCCGGCCGCCTGGAACTGACCAGCGTCCTCAACTCCACCCCAAAGAAGGCTGACTAACCATGGCTGAGGTTTTGAACTTCGAGCACAACGGCATCACCGTGAATGCCACCGAATCGCCCGAGGCCATGGGTGGCCTGGGCGACAACGTGATCGGCCTGGTCGGCACTGCGCCGAACGCCCATGTGTCGATCCCGAAGAATGCGCCGTTTCGCATCAACAGTTTCACCACCCAGGCGCTGCTGGACCCGACCGGCACTGAGTCGGGCACGTTGTTCCATGCCGTGTACCAGATCCTCAAAGTGGTGAAGGTGCCGGTCTATGTGGTGATCGTGGAGGAGGGTGCCACCCCGGCGGACACGCTCAATAACGTGATCGGCGGCGACGAGCCGGTGACCGGTCGCAAGCTGGGCCTGGCCGCACTGGCCAGCGTACCGGAAGACCTGACCATCATTGGCGCCCCCGGCTTCACCGGCACCAAGGCCGTGGCCGGTGAGTTCGCCTCGTTCGGCAAACGCATCAAAGCCCGCGTGGTGTTGGATGGCAAAGACGTAAGCGTCGCCGACCAAGTGACCTACAGCGGTGAACTGGGCGGTGCCGACCTCGGCTTCGACCGTTGCCTGCTGGTGCACAACATGCCGTCGGTGTACTCCAAGGCGGCGAAGAAAAACGTATTCCTCGCGCCGTCGTCCCTGGCCATCGCGGCACTGGCCAAGGTCAAGCAATGGGAGAGTCCAGGCAACCAGGTGACGTTCGCCGAGGACGTTTCCCGCGTCGTCGAGTACAACATCCTCGACACCTCCACCGAAGGCGACCTGCTCAACCGCTACGGCGTGAGCTACTACGCCCGCACCATTCTCGGCGGCTTCTCGCTGCTGGGTAACCGTTCTATCACCGGCAAGTTCATCAGCTACGTCGGCCTCGAAGACGC